ATGTCAGCGGGAACCCTCTCCACCCCCATCGTCGTCGGGACCAATGAAGACCTGAGCGAGCGTTTCGTCTTTCGCGAAGCGGATGGCGATCCCGTGAACCTGGACGGCTACTCCGCCACCTTCGGTCTCAGGAAAGCCCGTCGCGGCGAAGCCGACCTCGAAGCCACCTCCGCCAACGATGAAGTCATCATCGACGGTGACGCGGTCGTCGTCCTGATCCCATCCGAACGCCTGGATGACCTCGCCTCCGGCGACTACGCCTTTGAGGTCAAGATCACGGCTCCCACGGGCGTCCGAACGGTCAAGGTCCGTGGAACGGTCACCCTCCTGGAGGGCATCGCGCCATGACCATCACAGTCGTCGAACCCATCCGCGACCACATCGTCACCATCGTCGATGAGGGCGCATCGATCGCCGATCGCGATCCCATCACCGTCACCCAGACCGTCGAAGGCGAACAAGGCCTCTCCGCCTATCGGATCGCCGTCCTGAACGGCTTCTCCGGCTCCCAGGCGGAATGGCTCGCTAGCCTGAAGGGTCAGCCCGGCGACTCCGTCGTCACCGACCCAGGCGACTTCACCCTCATCTTCACAAACGCGCTCATCTGATCGCCAGCAAAGGAGCCCAATGGCTACACTCGTAACCCGCATCGAAAATCTGGCGACCCGGATCGCCACCGAAAACAAGGCCCTCAGGACGCTCCTGAACGGCAACCTCGCCGACCTCACCACGCTATCGACGACCGCGAAGAACAACGTCGTCGCCGCCCTGAATGAGATCGTCGGTCGTCTCAACACGATCGAGAGCGAAGCCGCCTCCATCAATGACACGGCGACCGCTTCGACGACTGAGACGTGGTCGGTGACGAAGATCGCCTCTTCGATCTCAAACGCCACGACCGCCGTGAAGAACGAAATCCTGGGCGGAGCCGGAGCCGCGTTCGACACCCTGAACGAACTCAAAGCCCTCCTGGACGATAGTGACGCCGACATCTCGACCCTGACGACGGCCCTTGGCCTTCGCGTTCGTGTCGATACCGCGTCTCAGGGTCTGACCACCCTCCAGCAAACCAACGCGCGGACCAACATAGCCGCCGTGGGATCATCGGAGATCGGCAACCCTGACACCAACTTCGTCACCACGTTTGAGTCGGGCCTGAGCTAACGAGATGGCGTCGTTGGTGGCGCGAATTGGTGATCTTGCAACGCGCATCGCCACTGAGATCAACGCCGTCAGGACGAGCCTCACCGGCTACGCTCTGAGCGGTCACGCGCATGACCACGCCACCACATCGGCTCCCGGCTTTATGTCAGCGGCCGACAAGGTGAAGGTCGATGCGATCCCGGCCAAAGCCACGACGGCCAACATCCGGGCTCAGACCTCAGATGCCACCTACATCACGCCCAAGGGTTTGAGTGACGCCGGGGCCTTCGTCGCCCTCTTCAATCAGACTGGGACGGTCACGCTCGATTTCGCGACCGGCTCAAACTTCGTCCTCAACCTCACCGGCAACATCACCCTCGCCGTTCCGTCGAACCTCATCGATGGTCAGATGGGGGTGATCTACTACGTCCAACCGGCAACCTCGCCGGGGAAGACCCTCGCCTTGAATGCTTCGATCCGAAAGGCCGGATCGGCCCCTACCCTCTCGACATCAGCCAATGCGATCGACCGACATTCCTACGTCGTCAGGAATGGCGTCCTGGAGCTAACCGCTCTGGAGAAGGGTTTGTCGTGAGATCGGCGGCGGCCCTCATTGGCCGTGCTGCATCAGCCCACCCGATCGGTCAGGCCGTTTGGTGGAACGCTGACCCAACTATTTCATGGAATGTCTCCTGGACGGTTCCGGCTGACGTCACGGCGATTTCCGTGGTCGCCATTGGTGGGGGCGGAGCGAGCTATCCCATCTGGAATGAGGAATACACAGAGGTCATCGGCTACGACTACGCCGGAACGGGTGGTCTGGGCTGGATCAACTATGTCGCCGTTACGCCTGGGGAAAGCCTGACGGTGATCGTCTCGTCCTGGGCGGGATCAGGTGGTTCGGCGATCCTCAGGAGAGCATCGACGACCATCGTCTCCGGTGGAGGTGGTTCGCGAGGCGACTACGGCGGCGGAGGCGGCGCCGGGTATGCCAACCCGGCTTTCGGAACATCAAGAGGCGCGTTCAACGGCGCCACCCAACTCAACGGCGCGGCCGGAGCCGCGAAGTATGACCGCAACGGCTACGATTCCGGTGCTGACGGGCCGACCTCTCTCAACGGGATGGGCGCGTCAGGCCGACTTTGCGGAGCGGCTTATCCGTCGCCCGCCGGTCTCCGCATCATCTGGGGTGATGGCCGGGCCTTTCCCAACACCCTCACTGGAGACATCACATGACCGCCCTTGCCCGGAATCTAGCCCAGCCCATCGAACTCTTCGGCGAAGAGATCACCATCGGCGACGCCGTCATCTCTCGCCAAAGCCTCCTGAGTTGGTCACCCGGCGACCTCGCTGAGGCCGACATCCACCCGATCGTGGAACCTGAACCGACCCCATATGGCTTTGAGGCCGTGGGGTCTGAGCTTGTCGTCGTAAATGGTCAGGTCGTCCGTCAGCCAATCCTTCAGCCGATCGATCTCAGCACTCTGAAGCTCCAGCGACTGGAAGACCTCGCCATCCAACGGAAGGAAGCGGTGAAGACCTTCACGTTCGCCGGTCAGCCGCTCCGGCTCGATACCCAGACCGAAGATGCCATCTCGAAAGCGAAGGCCGGTCTGGAGCGAAATCCCACATCGGTCATCGACTGGGAGATCAGTCGCGGCGTCTTTGTGACCTTCGATCTCGCCACGATCCTTGCTCTTGCTGACGCGGCCTTCGCTCACGTCCAGGCATGTTTCAGCCGCGTCCGTGTCCTCACTGGAGAGATTCAGGATGCGACAACGGCGGCCGAACTCAACGCGATCGACCTCACCTCAGGTTGGCCCCAGGCGACCTAAATACATCATGGATGAGCAAGCCGAACGCCTAGTCCGGGTGGAAACGAAACTGGACGGACTGATCAATTCGATGGACGTCCGGCTGACCCACAACGAGCAAAAGATTCTGGAGGTCGAACGCGAAGCCCGTGAGCGAACCCGTCACGAAAAGGCCAACCAGGATCAGAAGTTCATGGCCCTGAAGTCAGAGATCGACGCCAAGGCCGATGCCAAGGATGTCACCCTCCTCCAGCGGATCGTCTTCGGCGGATGCGGCCTCATCTTGGTGGCGGTCATCGGTGCGATGATCGGCGGGGTCGTGGTCGAAAAGAGTGACGGAACGACAAGCCATACCCCTCAGGCGGCGATGGCGACGGATAAGGGGAATTAGGCCTCCGGCTCCGGCAAGCTCAGCGTCGTCCTGATCAGGTTCTGATGAAGGCTCAACATCCCCTTCAATTGCTCCAGGGTCGGCGGGAGCCCTCCCCACCACGTCGTTGAAGCTTCAGAATCGATGAGGTCGCGAACGCCATCCAGGGCGTCAACGATCGCTTGGCCGTGAGCCTTTTTGGCGATGATGTCAGGGGTGTCGGTCATGCCCCTATTTAGGGCGATCAATAGTAGCTGGATGAGTAGTGGAGGAAGGACGTGACCCGGTTTCCACCCGTCAGGTTGTCGAAATAGATTCCGCCGTAGACCGACCCTTCGGTCGGCCCAAGCCCGCCGGAGTTGATCGCCATGTGGGTGATGAACTGGACCGTGTCGCCGGGGCTGAAGGTGACATCCACGAACTGGAATTGCTCCGTTCCGGAATACGACCCGCTGAAGCTATGGCTTGCTGAGCCGACCGTCTGACCGTTGCGGACCACGAACATGGTCGTGGCGCCGGTCGAGTCCACGGAATTGACCTCAAAGGGATCGGAGTTGCCATCGGTGAGGGCGACCCATTGCTGGAGGCCGAAGTAACACCGCATCGTCACCGGAGAGGTGAAGCCGGTCATGGTGTAGGTCGGACTATTGTTGACCACCAACGACCCCCCGTATGCGCTGATATTGCTTGCCGAGATGGCGTCTGGGACATTGTCGGCCTGGGCGGTCGAGTTGTCGGCGTCACAGGTCAGGGCGAAGGTGAAGGTGTCGATGACCGCACCGGTCGTGACGTTGACGGCCTGGACCGTCACCACGCCGGATCGTGTCCCGTTGTTGGTGTTGGCGTAGCCGACGAACGATGCCTGATCGTTATTCACGACCTGGGTCGATCGGGTGAACGACGACCCCAGGCTGAGACCGCACTCCCCCTGATAGACGCCATTGATATACATCTGGACGCCACCTCCGGAGAGGTTGCCGGTCAGGCCGGTGACCTGATGGCGAAGCGTGATCGGCACGTCGATGCCGCTGAGCACCTGATAGCCATTCCCGACCGCCGCTTGTTCGGCGTTGGTCGAGTCGCCGACATCGGGCCAGTTCACCGGGTTGAGGTTGGGATCGGATGTCCCGAAATTGTTGTCGTCATCGACCACGCCACTGAAGCCGAACTCATTCAGCACCTGACCGGCGTTGGTCATGTTCTGGACCCGAACGATCGCCGATCCGGTTTTGCGACCGCTCGTCGTTGACCCGTCGAACTGGAAATAGATCGACGACCCGTTGGTCACCGTGAAATCGAACGACCCAATGGAGGAGCCATTCCAGGCGTGTCGGTGGGAACCAACCAATTGGCCGTTCACATAGCCCCTGACGTTCCCGTCGTAGAAGTTGTCATTCACTGGGAAGACCGTGGCCCTGAGGGTCAGCGGTTGATCGAACCCGCTGATCGTCCTGACCTCTGAATTGACCGATCCGTAGTTGGCATTCGTGACGAAGCTGGCGTTCGGCCAAGAGATCGCATTAGGAGTGATGTCGTTGGACGGCGGGGCCGACCCCAGGCCGGAAACATCGACCACAAACCACGCCAACGACCCTTGCGTGACCGCGTCGCTCCCGGTTCCAAAAGCGGCTTGGTAGTTGGACGCTTCACCGGTCGTGAGGCCGACTTCGACGCTCGATCCTGAGAACCGCGCTCCACTGTAGAGGATGCGGCGGTCCATCATCTGATTGCCCGGCGAGACGATGTAGTCGGCTTGGTTGGGGCTGACGTAGTCTTCCTGACGACGACAGGTCGCCGCCTGGACGACCGCATAGGTCTTCCCCGCCGGATAGGAGCGATTGGTCAGGTAGACGTCCATCTGAGACGTCCCGTTCCAGCCGTCAGGCGGTTGGGAAAGGGTGACGAAATCGATGACCTTCAACATGTCCTGACCGCCATGGGCGACCAAGGTTCCGAACTGATCGAAGATGCGGAAACCCTCAGGAGCCGATGAGCCCAGCGACCGGCTGGCGACGTCGAAGACCCAATAGGCCATGCTCAGGGATGATGTGTTGATCGCACGGAAGCGGAACGTCCACTGATCCCCGGATCGCTCCACCGCATATTGGTTCACGGGAACGCCACCGCTGTTGAACGCCACTATCGGGGCCGTTCCATTCACGGTGAGCGAGGCCGACCTCATATAGTTCTGGAAGCCGAAGAGCGGGCCTTCCGAAAAGGCCAATGTCCCACCCTGGACGAAGCCGAAGTTCGGCGTCTCGCCATCAATCTGGAGAACGCCATGATCGCCGTAGATGCGGATTCCAGCGGTCATCAGTAGACCCCCACGACGACCGCGCAATCGACGTTGTAGGACGCGCCTGGGACGGTCCAACTCCAGGTGATCGTCCCTCCACTGACACTGATGAACGGGACGCGACCCGCCTCACTGGGATCGTTGTTGAGGATCGCGAAGAACGCCTGACCCGGAAGGGTGATGGACCCGTTTGACTTGCCGGTCTGGATGACACCGACGACCCGCGAAGTCCGATCAGTGATCTCCAGCCGTAGCGACCCATCGGCTTTGTAGGTTCGAAGGCCGACCGTCATGACAGGATGCCGATCTCAACTCTGAGAACGCCATTCGATCCATAGACCTTCATCCCCGTGTTGGTGGTGACGGTGCGTTCGCCAGACGAAGCGGACTGGAGGGTCAGGTTCTGGGCGTAGACCGCGCTTCCGATCACAGCGAAGGGGACGATGCCCGTTCCGCCATTGCTGAGGATGAACTTGTCGGCCTGGACGCCGAAGGTGGACGACGTCCCGTTGTTCGTGAGTTGATATCCACTGATGTAGCCGTTGGCGTTGAGGATCACGCCCAGCTTGGCATCCACCGCACCCTGGAGGTTGGCCGTCGTCGATTGGATGGTCTGGATGCTGGAGGAGAAGCCGCCGACCGTCGTCTGAAGCTGACTGACGGTGGAAGCCTCCGCCTTTCCCGCCAATCCATCGGTTATCGTCTGACCGACTTGTGTGAAACGAGCCGAAAGGTCGGCTTGGCCACCCCGCGCGGCGGTGATCTCGCTGGCGAGAGTGGAGACCGAGGTCGCGGTCGCCTTCCCAGCGAGATCGACTTCTACGGTGTTGAGACGGGCGTTCTGACCGGTGATCGAACCTTCGGCGGTGGTGACCCGTCCCTGAAGGTTGGTGAAGTCGGTGAGATTGACCTTGCCGCTCAGCCCGTTGCTGACAGTTTGCTGGAGGGTGGTGACGGTTCCGGTCAGGCCATTCAGGTTGGTCGTCAGTTGCGATGTGACGCTGGCGTCGGCCTTCGTTGCGATGTCATCGGCGAGGTCGATGTCGGCCTGTTTGAGTTCCAGGATGCGCGCGAGGGCTCCTGGGTTCTCCGGCGTTCCATCACCGTCGATCTTGGCCTCCAGGCCTTCGACACGCTGGGTCAAGAGCCCGTCAGGACCGCTCGATTCCAAGGTGACGACACGGTTGATCAGCCCATCGGGATCGCCCTCTTCGGCACCGTAGAGGATTTCCAGTGCGCCATCCAACTGGGTCTGGGCTTCGACCTGGGTGTCTTCGACTTCGATCAGGGCCTCTTCGACCGTGCGGGTCACCTGACCGCTCAGGGCGACCAAGTCGGCGCGGATGCGACCCTCTAGGAGGTCGGTCAGAACCGGTGGGATTCCGATCAGAGGAGGGTTGGGAGTATCGGGGCCACCCGGCCAATAGCCGACGACCATCTGACCCGTGGTGATCGAGCCGAGTTCGCGACGTGGCGAGACGATCCCGATGACGGTTCTGTAGCTGACCGCGACCTGATAGGTGACGTCGCTAATGACTTCAGTGATGGCGAACTGGGTCGATGCCGCCGGACCTTCGCGCCCCATCTGCCATTCGGTTTCACCGACCTTGCGGAATTCGACGATGATCGAAGACGTTGTCGGATCGTCGTTCTCACCAGCAACGAGAATCGCGGGCGTGACGAGATCGCCTTGTTGGATGCCTCCGCCGACGATCGCCCAGGCGTCTTCGCCGGGAGCTTCCGGATTGGATGGATCATAGGCGGTCAGGCCGGGCGACGGAGGCGCGACCTGGGATTGACCCAGGGCATAGGCATGTTTGGCGTCGGTCTCTGAGCGGAGGCTGAGCTTGACCTGGAAGGTCGCGGGATCGAACTCCCGACTGACCACCATGAACTTCTGACCCGTCAGAGCCGCGTCTGGGATGTTGACGGTGATCGCATCGCCGACGCGAACGCTCAGGAGGCGTGGCTTGGCGGTGAGTTCGACCTGAAGGAACTCGCGCGAGTTCACCAAGTCATAGGCGGCTAACTGATGGGCCTGGGCGGCTTGTTGGACGAGCGGATAGGTGACCTCAGCCGACCGCTCTTCGCCGTTGTCTTCGGCGACGTAGGTGTTGGCGGTGACGGCCTCACCGGGGACGAGATTCCAGAACTGACTTTCTTCCCGATACGTCGGGACGATCCGGTTTTTGCGTTCCCTCAGCGGGGTCGAGTTGACGACCTGGACCGGTCCAACGACGTCATCGCGACCGATCGCATAGACGGACGTTTTGACCGTGTTGGTCACACAACTGATTTGAGCCCCGCGAACCACGGGGACGGCGCCACCGGCCTGAAGGATCGAACCCAGGACGGAGAACTTGTCGTCGGTCGTTGTGACGACCCCGCCGACCTTCCAGCCCAGCGCGTCTGAGATGTTGGCCCCGGCGACAAAGGCCTGGATATCGACCTCAGAGGCGGGAGCCCCGATGCCGAAGACTTTCTTCCCGTTTTGGAAACGACCAAGCGTCCAGTTGAGGGCGCAGAGATGGGGGTTCTCTGAGAAGGTCCAGGAGTCGGGTTGATCGATCCGATGTGAACCTGATCCGCCGGGATAGGTGGAATCGAGGCGGGGGTCGTAGACCCGCTGACCGCTCACCACCCATTGGAAGCGCGGGAGCCCCTGAGGAAAGGCCTTCTGATCATAGTCGGCCTGGATCGCAGCGGTGGCGATGCCGCTATGGGCTCCGGCCTGGATTGTCAGCCCGGTGTATTGGGAAGGCGTCTCCGTTTCTGGCGTGGCCCCCAGGCGATGCCAGAAATGGAGGCTGTTCTGTTTGAACATTTTGGAGTCGGCGTTCTCATCGCCGATCGCCGCCACACAGGTCTGTTTGCCGCCGTTAAATCCGCCGCTCAGGCTGAGTTGGTAGTCGTTGGCTCTGACCTCACTGACCCCGGCGATAGGCCCGCCGACGCTGAGCGCGACCAACATCGCGAGCGTCTTGTTCGACCGGCCGAAGGTCTCCCGGTGATAGATCGTCCCGCCGGTCGCGGTTCGCCCATAGGCGACCGGAAGGGCGTCAGCCCCGGTGAGCTTCATATTGAGTTGCTGACCCGCCGATTCTGGAACCTTCGGCTTTGGGATCGAGGCGGCGAGCGCGAGCCCGCTGACCAACATCCCCACGGCGCCGATAGCGGCCCAGGTTCCGATCCCGACGCCCAGAAATGCGCTGACGCCGATCGCGGTTGCGACAGCGGCCCCGGCTGAGATGACACCGAATGCGGCGGCGGCTACGGCCGCGATCACCGGCATTAGATCGACCTCCAGGCCGTCGTCGCGGCGATCAGCGAGCCCATTTCCCCGCGTGGTCCAGAGCCCAGGTCAGCGAAGGCGATGACCCGATCCTGATCCAGAACGACACCCAGGGCTGACCATTCGGCGTTGTCGCCGCCGGGGATCGCCACGATGTCGCCGGGAAGGGCCGACGCGGGTGGAATGCGGGTCAGGCCGACCTTCTGATCCAGGACGTCTTCGATCGTGGCGAAGCCCGCCTTCAGGAGGGCTCGCTTCGCTCCAGCCTCCGTCGAATAGCGACGGAAGCCCTTCAGGGGATCGGGATGGTTGAGTTCAGTCAGGGCCAACGACGCCAGATGGGCGCAATCCGCGCGGCCCCAGACGAAGGGCTCAAACATGAAGGCGTCAGCGCATTTCTGGGCGGCGTTGACCCGGTCGATGAGAGGGAAATCCATCTCATATTTAGGAGGTCAGGCGGGTGAGCCGGTCGGCGTCAGAACGCGAAGGAATCGACGAACGGGTCGCCTCCGCCACCTCCTCCACCGCCGCCTGGATTGCGGGTTTGCCCCCCTCCGCCGCCAGTCGATCCGCCACCGGTTGATCCACCGCCAAAGCCGGTCGATCCGCTTCGCGGTTTGCCAGCATCGGCTCCCCACATCGGGTCGCTCAAAGCCGCGATGTTGAAGTCCAGGCCGGTCTCACCCGGCCAAATGTGCTGATGCCAAACGCGGTTCAGTCGTTCCGATTCCAAGGCGTTGAAGAGGCGTTCAAAGGCCGATGCGACGTCCAGTTCGACCAACCGACCATTCTCAGTCAGGGTCTCTTTTGCGGTGTCCAACCGACCCGTCCACAAGAGTTCAGGGACACCGATACAGAGGCCGGTGGTTTCGTTGATCAACCCGACCCAAATCCTCACAAGGCTTCCTTGGGTTGTGACCGACGCCAGGGCGCCGACCGCGTTGGCGGTGGGTGGCATCATGGCGATCAAGACCCGTGGCGCCGAAACGGCGAGGGCTTCAGTGATGGAGCCGACGCTCGCCAGAGTTCCAAAGACCGCGTTGGCGGAATCGAAGGTCGTCACGACCCCATCGACGGGGAAGCTGACGAAGCCCGATCCGTCTGTGAGATTGATCGGATAGCCGGGAAGTTCGACCCTGACGGCGGTGAAGGCGCGGATCGAGGCTCCAGAGAGGGCTTCCTGAAGGACGGTATTCAGAGGCATCAGGCGGCCTCGTTGATCTTGAACGTGAGGCCGACGTTTTCGACGAAGCCCAAGCTCCAGCCTTGTTCGTTGCCGTCGATGAACCCTTCGATCTTCGGCTCAGCGAATTCGCAGATTGAGCCCGCCGGAGGGCTGACCTTCAGCATCGGAAGGATTGAGACGTTGGCGGCTCCAGACCCGTTGGCCGTCACGTCAGCCCTGACCCGGTGGAGGTATCGGACGCCGTTGGCGACAATTGAGAAGAACTGACCGTTCCGGATCGGATAGCCGGGCGTGAAGCCCGTCAGGGTGATGGATGATCCAGCCTGACCCGAGACGGCGACGGTGGGGTTGCCGGGGTTGCCAATATCCCAGCCGTCCTGAGGGACGCGGGCCATCACCTTTTGGCTCAATCCGTCCAGGAGCGCGGTGAGGACCGGGCCGACCTGGGCGTTACGCATCGGCTGACAAACGACTTCCATCGTCCATCGGTCGCCCATGCGGCTGACCCGCTGATCCGGCCCTCCCAGACTGGAGTTCAGCATTAGGGCCGTGGATTTGAGCTTCAGGTTTGTTTGCGTTCCACGCGGGAGCGCAGGGATGAGGATTGCCATCCCATATTTACCTGGATGGGGTCGCCGACCTCAGCGTCCCAGTCGCGCCCTCGCCCCTCTGTTCTGATCCTCACGAACCGCCATTCGGGAGGCGTTCACCGCCTGGGTCATCCCCTCGTAGACCCACCCCTTCACCGTCTGAGCCAACACGGCGTCGTTCGCCGACACGTTGACCACGTTGGTGATGTTCTGGGTTCCGGAGCCGCCACGGGGCTGAACGCCCATGGCCCGCTGAACCAAGTTTGCCGGGATGACCTGGGAGCCCGTTGGAAGAGTGATGATCTCATCGCCCTTTTCATTGATCGACGTCGGTCCACCGCCCCAGAAGCGCGTCCCCATGTAGTTCTTCCCCGGTGCTTTCGGAGCCGCGATTCCAAGGGCGGCGCGACCCATGCCTGGGACGCCGAACGCCCGGCCGATCGCTTCGAAGACCACGAACTGGACGGCCATCTTGATCAACTGGGCGATGATCGATTTGGCCATATCCGCGAAGGCTTCCTGGAGGGTCTTCGCTCCCATGATGGCGTCAGTGATCCCATCGGTCAGCGAGTTGATCCCGCCTTCGGCGATGTCGAAGAGTTGCTGATTGAAGGTCTTCCCCGCGTTAGTCGCGTCGGTGAAGGACATCAGCCATTCGTCGATCGTGCTGGGGCCATTCTCTCGATCTTGGGATCGAGCCTGGGAGGCCCGATCTCCGGTTTGACCTCGCATGAACGCGGCTTCCCGATCGGCGATTATGCGATCGATCTCAGCCTGAACCTGACCGTTCTTTTCAAGCTGAAGGCGGAGCGCGGCTTGTTGGGCGTCGAACATCAACCGGTCGGCGCGTTGCTGAGCCTCCAGGGCCTGACGCTCATAAGCGTGACGTTCAGCCATGGTCGCGGCGTTGCGCGCCAAGTCGTCTAGCTCTTCGGCGTCCAGGCGGGCGGCTTCGACCGCGTTGTCATTCCTCAGGGCGATGAGTTCCCGCTCAGCTTCTCTGAGTTCTTCGGCGCGGCGAGCCGACTCAGCCGCGACCCGCGCGGCCAAGGTTTCGGCGTTGATTTCCTTCAGGCGGTCGCGAGCCGCCGCCGTGATCTCACCTTCGGCGAACTGGCGATCGATCGCGATGTCGGCCATGGCCCGGTCATCCGCCAAGGCATCCAGAGCGGCGACGGCCCGCTCAGCGGCCGTGTCGGCCTGAGCCCGGATGGCGTCCCTGAGTTCGCGTTCTGCCTGGGCTATCGCCTCGTCTGAACGATCTCTGGATTGCGAGCCCGATCTCGATCCACCTCCACCGCCGCCGCCGCCTCCACCGCCACCGGAAGACCGGGTCGGCGCGAAGGTATCGAGGGGCCGTTGTTCGGCCTCGCGAAGGGCTTCGCGATCAGCGGCTTGGACACGACGCGCGTCAGCGAATGATTGGCCGGTCTCCGATGCGTTCGCTCTAGCGCGGGCCTGGGCTTCCGCTTCCTGAGGGCTGATAGCGACGTCATAGCCGCCATCCATTCTTCCCGATCGGGTCATACCCGGCCGGGTCGCGCGGTTGCGCTCCCGTGCATAGACATCGCGATAGTTCTGGGTTTCGGCGCGAAGATCAGAAGTCGATTCAGCCAATCGCGCGCGAAGTTGAGCCAACTCAGCCGCCTTCGCGGCGGCGGCGACACGGTAATAGGCCGACTCCAGTTTGCCTTGCTCGTTGGTGAGGGCGGCGGCGGCCGTGGCGGCCTCCAGTTCAGCGGCGGTTAGGTTGCCGGTTTGCTGGCGAGCCGCGTCAGCGGCGTTTTGGGCCTCATCCAAAGCGGCGGCTTTTTCACGGACCCGATCGCGAAGCTGACGGGTTGCCTCGCTGGCGCGGTAAGCCCGCGCGGCGAAGAATCCGACCGCCGCCGTGATGGCAACAAGGGCAAGACCGACGCCGGTCGATGAGGCCAACATCCTGAGTGCGGTTCCCGCAACGACGGCGGCGCGGCTTGTCCCAGTCAGAGCGGCGGCGAATCCGATTTGACCCGGAATGGCGGCGATGGTGGCTCCGGCGTTGGCGATTGTTGACGCCGTGAGGGCGGTCATTCCGACGACGGCTTTTCCGACCGCTGGGGCGACCGTGGCGGCGAGCGCGATAGCTATGACCCCCAGGGCGTTGGCGACGCCGTCGATGTTGTTGGCGAGAAAGGTCAGGGCCTCCGTCAGGCGGTCGGTGATGCCCCACGTTTCGTTGGTGGCGCCCATGTATTCGACCAACTTGGTCTTCAGGCTTTCGAAGCTCTGAGCGACCGTTAGGGGAGCCTTCGCCGCCTTGGCTTCCAGAGAAGCCGACCCGGCTACGATGAGGTCGAAGAATTCCTTGGATGACAGTTTCCCATCCAGGACGTCGGCCCGCATCTTCGCGACCGATCCACCATACTTCTCAGACGCTCCGGCGGCGGCTTGAACCAAGGGGAGCATCCCCTCGATCATTGAGTTGAACTCTTCAGCCCTGACGGTTCCTCCGCCCAGGGCCTGAGCCATCTGGAGCATGGCGCCAGACGCTGACTCGACCGTTCCGCCGCTCACCCGGATCGCGGCTGAGACCGCGTCGGTGACGGTGAGGATTTGGTTCTGGGTGACGCCCAGTTCGGCCGCTGACTGGGTGACCCGGCCATAGAGTTGACCCAGGCTTTCAACCGCCACGCCGTTCCTGACGGCGGATGCGAAGAGGCGTTCCTGGACGACGGCGAGATTGGCGCCTTCGACCCCGGCGACCTTCAGCGAGTTGGTGAAGCGGTTGTAGGTGTCAGCGAGCCCGATAGCGGCGGCGACACCGGCCCCTGAGGTGATCGCGGCGATCGAACCCAGGAGTTGGGCCTGGAGGTTGCCCAGCCCGTTTCCAAGGCTCCGCTGGATCGCCCCGCCGATGTTGGCCGACTGCCATTGGCGGTTGACCGTGTTGATGGTGGATTGGTTCTGCTGAGCAATCCGCGCACCAGCCCGCGCGTTGATTTGTTGCATTCGACGAAGCTGGGCGTCGAATTGTAAGATGTTGGCGGTGTAGCGGGCTTCCAGTGTGGCAATCGTCGTCATCGACTATTTAGAGGGATGACGACGAATGGCCTCAGATGATTCTTCCCAGACGATCTATGGTTTCCCAATACTCGTCTTCAGATGGGGCTTTGACTGTGTCCCCATGACCTTGGGCCTTGGAATATCCGGCCTGGACGCAACGGAATTCCCAGACGGTCATCTCATCCAACTGGCGAGGGGTGAATCCGGCGGCCCCGGCGAATTCGACGTAGGTTGACCACTTGATCAGTCTTCGTGGGTCGTCGTCTTCGTCGGGGCCTGGGGCTCCCCCGCTTCCGGCTGATCCTCCTGATCACCGATGAGCGAGGCCATCAGAGCCATCAGGGCCACCGGAAGGTATTCGATCAGGTGGCCGTCACAGATGTAGGAGTTGACGAAAGTATGAGCTTCCCGATGAGCCATCCCGCCGCCGATCAGAGCGAGACGGATGGTTTCGATGATGTCATCGACCATCCACTCGCCATTCTGAAGGCGGGTCAGGACCGCTGAGGGTCCAGAGTTGAGGCTCGTTTGCAAGAGCCTCAGTTCCCCGATCCGAAGGTGAAGGGGATAGTCCCCATCGCCGACGAATGCCTCAATCCGCCCAGAGCGGATCGCCATTAGACCACCTCAGTGATCGTGACGGGTTCGGCTTGCTCCAGGGTGATTTGGTTCTCACCGGGCTTGGTCCGATCGGCCGACAGTTGGAAGTTGGTCAGGACGAACTTCCCATCGATGATCCAGTTTCCGTCCGTGATCTTCGCGTTGAAGACCTCACCGGTCTGCCACCGCTGCATCCATTCGAAGGTCGAAGCCGCGTCCATCATTCCGGCGCCATCGATCTTGCAATCGTTGGACTTCACCCGACGAAACTTCCCAGCCGGAAGCGACTGATCGCTCAGATTGGTTAGGTCATCGGCTTCGACTTCAGTCGATAGCGTGACCCCACGGGTCGTGTTGACCGCGTTCGCATGGGTGAAGACTTCAGGCGTCGCACCGTCGCCGATTTTGATGAGGATTTGCGAACCCAAGACGGGGACGACGTATGCCATATATTTTCTCCTTATAGGGGCTTCGCTTTATTTATCGCGACGACCCATATGGGAGATGATCAGGCGATCTTCTGGATCATGTATTCGAACTCGACTACAATGGTTTCAACGATATCACTCCCTTGTATTGATCGTGACGGCCTTAGGCCGACGAAGTGGTGTTCGTGACAAGAGAAGCCGTTGAGGACTAGGGGAGAGTTCAACGCGGCATGGATGCGCTCAGCGATGGCCTTGGCCTCAGGAATCGTGGTGGCGAAAACCTCGATCTCGACCTCACAGTCGTAGAAGTCGCCAGCGTCGTCGTTGCCGCTGATGAGATCGCGGCCGATCTCCAGATATGGAAGCGGAGTCGAGGCCGGAACCCGATGGAAGACCTTCGAACCGACGCCTGGGATGTTGGCGGCGATAAGTCGGGCGTAGACGGCTTTCTGAACCTCAGTGGAAGGTAGGGTCATACGAAGCCACCTCCCCTGAGGACGCGACGGAAGAGCGCGCGGATGGCGCGGCCGTGCTTTTTGTTTTGGATTTTGACGGCCGGATAGAAGACCTTCTCAGGCGGGATCGTGACGCCGTTGTCGGCTTTGTGGCCGAACTCCAGGTGACCCGCGTAGATGAATGATCCGCCGCCGATGGAGACTTCCCAGGTGTCGGCATCGACGGCACTCACCGTGATGGTGTCGCGGATATGTCCGTTCCGATCCGGCCCCAGTGGGATCGTCGTCTTCAGGCGCGCGGCGAGTTGATTGGCCGACTTCTCACTGATCTTGCGAGCCGATGCCTGAGCCTGGGCGCGGGCCTGTTGAAGGGCGGCATCGAACGAAGCCTGATTGATGAACCCGTTAGCCATCGGTCAGCCCTCCTGTCTCACAGGTAAGGACAACGAACCGGCGGTGGCCATTCAGGTCGAGAGCCGGGCAACGGATATTGAAGGTCTGACCGGTGCGGAGATCGACGGCGCGATCCTGGGCGGTGATTGATGCGGCCGTGGGTGTCCACCGGATCGTGATCTCGGTTGGGACGATACCGGATGAGCGAGCCGCGCGAACTTGTTCGCCGCCTTTGGACGGCGTCACCAAGGCGTCAGTTTTTTCGATCAGGGGAGCCCAGGCGGTCGTGAAACCACCCATTTGATCGGAGGTCTGAACCTTCCGATCTATGCGGATCAGATGCCTGAGGTCGCCCGCCTGGGGCGCCTTCCAGGCCATCAGCCTTCATCCTCGCCAGAGATGCGGAAGCCGCCGGAATCGACCTTTATGAAGATTTGGGCTTCGAAGCCCTCTTGGACCAAGGCGCATCCCGCCAAGGTCGCCCTCAGAGCGCACTCCTCAGACACCTCGGCGAAGTATCCGGCCTTGTAACAGATGGTGACGTTTGGATCGTCGAACGACGTGAAGTCGTAGTCTTTGATGAATTGAACGGTCGTTGCCATCCAGTATTTAGGTCAGGCGACGCGATATCGGTTCAGGATGGCTTCGACCCCATGCGGGATCGACGACACGTTCATCGCGGTCGTGTCAGACCGTTCCTCATACCAATGGCCAATGAGGAGAAGGATCGCCTGACGGAGGATCACGGGAATATCCTCAGGATCAGAGCCATAACCGGCTTGGAAGGTGACCTTCACCGATCCGGGTCGGACGGTCAGAGCGGGCCAAGATGAACCTGGAGCGCGGTGAATTCGGCAGGGCTCCTGATCGAGATCGACGTCATATCGATCGGCCGAAAGGGTCTGCATCTGACCGGCGCCGTCACGGTATTGGATCGAGGTGATGGACTGGATCGGACCCAGCGGGATCAAAAATGACCCGCAGGGGAAGCCGTCGAATGACGCCCTCCAGGTCTGGGTCAGGAGGCTGACGCCGATCCCATTCGGACCCTCCACATAGGAGGTCGCGGCCTCGATCAGGTTGATGATCAGGGCGTCTTCGTCAGCGTGGCTGACCCGCAAATGGCCCTTCGCCTCAGCAAGGGTGACGACGGAATCGAGAGGGGCGGTGACGCGGGAAAGGTTGGTCCAGGACATCACATATTTACCGAAAAGCCCCGGCTTTTGACCGGGGCTCATTCTTAGCGGACCTCTTTTCGGGGCCGGGATCGGACGGCCTTTTCGACCGTCCTTTCCTCAACCACTGGGACGGCGAAACCGGCTTCAACGAAGCGGATCGCCTCCGGCCCTTCCACGATCTCACCGATCTCCCGCATCGGGTGACCGGCGAGGCCGATGATCAGACGAGCCCTCATCAGGCTTGAACCAGAGCCTTGACGGCGCGGGTGTCCAGGAGTTCGCCGTCGTAGCGGGCGAAACCGATGAAACCGACTTGATCGGAGTCAGCGTAACGCTCGTTCAGACGCTTGAACTCAAAACCCTTGACCTGACGGACGGTGTATTTGCTGAAGTCACCGAAGAGGACCGACTTCGCACCGGTCGCCATACCAGCCATATCTTGGTTGATGTAGAAGCGGTGACCCAGGAGGGTCGCGGCGGCTCCCACCGTCAGGCCGGGTTGCCAAATATAGCGGCCTTCCGCGTCCTTCAGTTTGCGAAGGGCCGCCAGAGTCGAATCCGCGAACATGAAAGCCGCGTTGGCGCGATATGCGGGGTCAACGCTGTGCTGGAGGTTGATCAGTTCATCAGCGGCGATGGCGGTGGCCGACGCGGCGGTGACACCGGCCGACGACGCCGTGGCGATACCATTCGGATCGTCAGAGCCATCACCGATGGTCATCACTTCGTTGATGATGCGGCCCATCCGCTCCGCCATGGCGGCGGTGATGTAAGCCTGGACGTTGTAAGCGGAGTCCTGGAGGAGTTCGCTCGATACCAGGACCACGTCCGTGGTGTATTTGTAAGCGTTCAGAGCCTTCGAACCGAACGCCACCGAAGCCGAGTTCACTTGGGTGTTCTCAGCGACCTTGCGGCCCTTGTTGGCGGTGTCATCCAGGCTGGGCAGGTTCAGTTGACCACCACCCGACGTGATCAGGTAGCTGACCACACTGGCGTCGTTGAGCGGGCCATAGGCCTTCTGAGCCACGATGATGTCGTTGGCCCAAGACGTCGGGACAAGGTAGCCACCTTCAGAGGCGGTTCCGACCGACTGAGCGCGAAGCTCTTCGCGGTTACCGCTTCTGGCGTAGCGTTCAAACGCGGCGGCGGCGCGCACTTCAGGATCACCCGACGCCTCGATCTTGCGCTCTTCAGCCGGGCGACGTGAGTCAGCGGCGTCATAGGCGGCGGTGAAAGCGTCAGCGCGATCCATCTTGGCGGCGCGGGCTTCCAGGCCATCGGCCTCAGCCATCATTTTGTCGAAGGTTGCCTCGACATCAGAAGCGGTTTCAGCGGTTGCCGAGTTGAGAAGTTCTTTGGCCTTGTTGGCGATTTCGTGAGCCTTGGCGCGAAGCTCGACTTGCGTATTCATGTAATAGTCTCCGTCACGCCGGAATTGGCGAGTCGGACTATTTATTTGCGCGCGTCAGTTGGCCGGTGTTGGCTCAGCGAGGTCGGTTCTTCCGTGCCTCTTCAGCGAAGAAATGCGCTCGTTGACCACACCATTTGGCCCGCTCTTCTGCATATCGGTTGAGAAGTTCCAGCCGCTTGACCTCCCAGGCTTCAGCTTTCGCCCTCACCTCTTCGTCAGAGGGTTTGGGATCGCGGGCTTCATCGATCTTCCAGGCCGTCATCGATCGGATCGCGGCTGAAGTATCGGAATAAACGGGGCTGACGACTGGGCTGACTTCGACGAGATCGACATCCAGGAGGGTTCGTTCGTCGGTTCCATCCTGAGCCGTCTTCCAGGCTTGCTCACGGACCCTGAAGCCAAAGGACATCCGGAGTTCACCATCACGGGCCGCGTCCAATTGAGCCGGGGTCATCCGGGAGGTGTCGAGTTCGAAACGGAGACCGCGCTCATCCTCAGTCAGTTTGAGCTTCCCACCCTGGATTGATCCCAAGGGTTGGCTGGAATCGTGGCTCCAGAAGGCGAAGATGTTGGCGTTCTGATCTCCGCCGGTTGACGCCTCCAGAGCCCGCCGGAATGCGCCTGGAGCGACGAACTCACGAAAGCCGCCCAGATCGTGGGAGGCGGAATCGAAGACGGCGGCATAGCCAGTCAGGATCGGTGTGGAAGCGTCGGTCTCAGCGGCGCGGATTTCCGCGTCGGTGATGGCGAAATGGCGGGTCTCAATCGTTGTGGTCATTCATCTCCAGTCTCATCCTGAGCGGGCTCAGGATCGGGTTCAGGTGTGGGGTTGGCGGATTGGGCGGCGAAGGCTCCGGCCTGATCGGCGGGGAGCAACGCCCCCTGGATCATCAGCTTGTCGCCACCCTCCAGGGGTTCGCGATCTTCGATGGCGCGGACCTCATTCGCCGTCAGGAATCCGGCTCCGCCGGTCGCGGTGTTGAAGGCCGCGTAGCGCGCAGCGAGGTCGCCACGGGTCAGGCTATCGAGGTTGAACTTGACGAAGTGGGAGCGGTTCTTGTCGCTAAAGAGCTTCACCAAAAGCTCAGCTTCGATTTGTTCGACGAAGGGGGCGATGGTGTCTTTGACGAAGGCCAATCCCTGTTGCTCAGAGTTTGAGAACGTCGATCGGGTGTGGTCCTGGATTTTGCTGGGTTGGATTCGGAAAATCCGCGCGACCTCTTCGACCTGGAACCGCTTAAGCTCCAGCATCTGCATGGCCTTGGCGTCAAAGCCGACCGGCGCGAGGTCCATATCGCCGAAGACCGGTAGGACCATTCCCCCGTTTGAGAGGGCTCCGCTGACACCTTCCACGGCCTTCTGGGCGGCGGCGGGTGACATCGTGGCTGGGACGCTGAGTTTGAGCGGGCTGATCCCACCGTTCCGGAAAGCCCGCTGAGCGAACTTGTCGGCCGCGATGATGGCGCCGAAGGTGTTTCGATGAAGTTGGATGGGATCGAGGTGAAACCCGATCGTCGATCCCGGCATCCAGATGAGATCGATGATCTCCCCGGCGTCGTAGACGCGATCCGATCCACCATCGACCCGTTCGACATACTGACGGCGATGACCTCTGACCTTCACGGTCACGCGGTCCACATCCAGCGGCCAAAGGTTGGTCGCCCTCCCCGCTCGATTGCGTTCGATGAAGGTCAGTGACCGGCCACGGGTCAGATACTGGGTGGCCACATAGCCAAGCCAATCGGAGGTCGTGAGGTAGTCGGAATTGACCTGATCCCTGAGCATTCGCTGGAGGGGATCGGCGTCGCTGACCTTCTCACGGCCCCCGTCTGGGGTCTTGCGATAGAGGTGAACCGGAAGGCTCTTGATCGTCGATGAAATCGCATCGACCGCCGCGAAGACGGCCGGAATTCCCAGGGCGGCTTCGACCGTGACGGCTTCGCCGGAGTAGGACGCTGACGAGCCGAAGAGGTTCGCCCAGGCCCGTGAATCGTCCAGGCTGACGGAAGGGTTTTCAAGCGAGGTTGAACGGGATTCAGCGGGCTTGGAACCGCCTCCAATGAAGTCTGACCACCATGACATCAACTATTTAGGTCGATGGCCTCAGTGGCTGATCAGCCGAAGAAATAGACGAAATCTGGGTCTTCGAAGGGGCTTGGCGCGTCTTCCTTCGCCCGATCTCTGGCCAACATCGCCAATCCCATGGCGAGGGTAACGGCGCCGTCGATCCGGAAGCGCGATTTGTCTTTGTCGAGTTTTCTCAGCCCAGCCGCGTCCTGGGTGACGACGGCGTTCGTGACGCAAAAGTTCATCACCGGGTTGTCGTCGTGGCGGAGACGGTCATCCAGGACCGCCGCCTGGAGGGCGTCCACCGCTGGGCTCATATCGCGATAGCCCTGACCCCAGGGTTCGACCCTCAGACCGTCGCCGGGTCCGACCTGAGCTTCCAGGCCAACGACATCCAGACACCGCATGAACTCATCGATCTTCCACCGGTCATAGACGAGCCATTTGACCTGATGGGTCTTCACCGTCTCAGCCACGGCCAAGGCGACGACCATGGGGTCGATGGACTTCCCCGGCGAGGTCAGGAGGTAACCCCGCTGGGCTTGGACGACGTAGTCGAAGCCATCCCGCCGGGCGTGATCAGCCAAGAGGTCGGCGGGCTTCCAGAACCGGGTGGACGTTCGGATCAAACCGTCCCCGATCGTCACCATCGTGAGCGCGGTCAGGTCGAATCGACCCGACATATCGAGGGCTAAGCCGACCTCTGACCTGGGTTCGATTTCGAACTCGTCAGCGAGGGGACGCCATTCCGAAGCGGGGATCAGGCTCGCTATGCCGCTGACCCGCTGATTGTAGAGATAGAGGCGAAAGCCTTGCTCCTCAGCGGGAAGACGCGCGGCGCGGGACGCCTGGGCGTCGAAGTCATCAAGATCGCGGAAGTCGCCCAGGGCTGGATTGCATTGAAACCAAATCTCCTGATCCAGGATGTCAGCGTCATCAGGAGCCGCGTAGAGGTGACAGACCGTCGTCGGATCGTTCCCGGTGAGGCCGTCGTCGATCAGGAGGCTGAGCGGGTGTTGGGGATCGGCGGCCTGGGTCGAGATGACCGCCAACAACGGCTCTGAACGGGCTCCGAACCCATATCGGAGAGCCGTCAGGAGGCGATTGTCTAAGGCCTCACCAAGCTCGTCGTAGACAACTAGAGAGGGCTTGTAGCCCTGCTTTGTCTTCGCATCGGCCGAAAGGGCTTTGAATCGCGATCCCCGGCAACGGAGGTCAGACCGATGAACGAACATCGTCTTCGTCGATGGGACGACGGTGATGATCCCGGCCAAAACGGGGTTGGCTTCGACCAACGCTTTGACCGCATCGAAAATGATCGAGGCTTGGGCGCGGTCGTTTGCGGCTGAGTAGATTTCGCCATTGGGCTCAGCGCATGGGCCGACAAGGAACGCCAACAGGAGCGGCGCCATCAGGCCGGTCTTCCCGTTCTTCTTCGGCATCGAAAAAATGGCTTGTCGGATCAGGCGACGGCCATCTGGACGGCTGGGGCTGAAGACGTCTCTGATCCAATCTTTCTGCCATTCCCTGAGGGTCATGGGCTGACCCGCCTGAGGGCCTTCGGTGACGAGACAGAAGGTTTCGACGAACCTGATGACCTCTTCGGCCCGCTCAGGATTGGTCGGCGCGGCTGGAGGTGGGGATCGGTGGAAACAAGGGTTGGGCGTCACTGGATAAGCCCACCGAACTCCTCCTCCACAGAGGGCTTCTCCGCCCCTCGTTTCATCGATTCACGGGCGGTCGGTGTCGCCCAGACAGAAGGGCCGATCTTGTCGATCAGCGCGGCGGCATCTCGTTGAATCTTGACCCATGGGCTGGGCAGGGACTGACCCGCCGAACCGGTGACGATGTAGCCCTCCTGGGCCAACATCGCGGTGGCGAGTTGGAAGGTGGCGACGGCCTCACAGAAGACGGCGAGTTGATGCCGGTCAGTGGTCGAATAGGTTCCAGCCGGATAGCCGCCGACGACCTCTTTCCAGATCAGGAGAGCGGCCGGGGTCAGCGACTTCGGCGGGGTAATGGGCTTGGCCTTGGCCTTCACCTGGACGGGATGTTGGCCGCGTTCGAACGCCCTCATCTCAGCCGCCGGAATGCGCTTTCCGGGGTCGCCAGCAATCAGTTTGAGTGCGGTGGGTTTTGGAGGTCTACCTCTTGCCATCCCATATTTAGGAGGAGGGCTCAGACCGGCCGGGCGAACTCGCCGTGATGCTCCAGAGCGGCTGCCTGATAGGCGGCGGAGGCCTCCTCCAGGGTGTCAAAGTATTTATTCAGCACAAATCGACCATCACGCCAGCACTGGGCTCGATAACGGCCACTCGCCACACAAACACCCTTTACGCCGAGCTTGTTGTTTTTGAATATTCTACGGTTCTGGACATTTTGACCGCGAGTAGCGAGACGAAGGTTCGACAATCGATTATCGCTAGGATCACCGTTAATGTGATCTATCTCACGATCCGGCCAGACACCGTAGACGTAGAACCAAATAAGACGATGACACGCATAGGGCTGACTATCATAGTATATCACTCGATAATTGTTTGCTCTAAGATGGCCTGTTGAACCGGCGTATCTCCCCGTTCTTCGACTCAATTCACCTGAGATGGGGTCGTAGCTGAAATTGTCTCTGGCTTGCTGATATGATATTCTTGGGCATGCATTTGTTCTTGTCATCCGCTATTTAGCGCGACTAATAAGTTCACAAAGTCCCACCTTAACTACATGACGAGCATAAACTTTGCTTTTTCTTGGTCATTTGGGAAGCTGACGATCACCTGAGACGAGTGCCAGGGCGTCAGCATGTTGAACGAGATGTCAGCCCTGACCCTGAACTTGATCCCCGCGTCCTGGGCGCGATTCAGGACATCCAGGAGGGCAGCGGGGTCTTCGTCGGTGAACTCCATCGCGGGTCGAGTGGTCAGCATGAAGCTATTTACCGGCGCGGGAGGGCATCTAACGGTGGCCACTCACATCTAGCGTTCGCTTAATCTCAGCGGGTGAGCATAGACTCGTTTCATGAACACCTTCGCTGACATCTTCGACCCACTGATTGGGGTCTTTGGCGCGATCATTGCCGCCCTGATGGGGCGCCAAACGGTGCCTCCGGCCCAGCAAATCCACATCTACGGCGACCATGCCCAGGTCGTTGTCGTCAACGGTTCGTTGGACCGACTTCAATCAGTCGGTATGGTGTCGGCACAACCGGAAGGGAATGATGATGAGGGCTTTGGGGATTTCGGTTGCGATTGCGCTGGCGAGCGCGGGGGTGGCCAACGCCCAGACCCCAAGGCTCCCTTTCGTGAGGGTCGAACCCGTTTTTGTGGACGGGCAACACACCGCCTGTAGCGTTCAGTTCATCGTCCAGATGGGCTTGGATCAAAGGCTAAGCTCATCGGGCTTCGCCTCAGGCTCTTTCGGCCTTTGGAGGGAGGGCGGAAACATCGCTGCTTTGCTGAAGATCGCCTTGATCGATGGCGACCGTCACACTCAGCCTGAGACGGCATATTTGATCGATGGTTTCGAGACGAACGCCGAAGACGCGGTCCCCGGCCGGGAACAATCAGATGACGGCCGCTATGCCCTGTTCGGATATGAAGTAGGGGTTGACACGTTAATGGTGATGGAAGGTCTTGGTAGCAGCGACCGGGGCCTGACGATTGGCTTCACTCTTGACGACGGGTCTTTGACACGCCGGTTCAATGCCCCTTTGACATCAGCGCAACGGCTAGAGTGGTCAGAATGCTGGGCTAAGGTTTTGGACGATTGGCTGAAGGTGGACGTTGCGGCTGCTGCCGCTGCTGATGCGGCGGCGGCGGCGGCTGACGCGGTTGCTGCGGCATCCGCCCCACCCGAACCGGTAGACTGAATGCTCTGAATTTCGCGGAATTTCGCGCGTGACTGGGGCGCGGTCGCCAGACGACGGCCTGATCAGAGATCAGACCCACCCCCTCCCCGTCTGGGAGGCTGAGGCTGGAGCCGGTGGATGACCGGGAGAGGTCACCCACCTAACAACCAAGAACATCGAAGGGTCATGCGCTACCCTTCGACAAATCTATTTAGCAAGATCGACCCAAAGCCGCTTCGAAACCGATTCTCTGACCTTGGCGACCTCTGACTCTCCATCTTCCAGGAGGACTTCCCGGCTCTGGAAGCCAACTTCTCTCCGGCTTTCTGGGTCACGTTGAGCCATCCTCATTTCATTGAGGGCTCTCACGATCAGTTGGCTCACCTTCATCATCTGATCGTAGATGCCGGGCTCTATGAAGACCGTCTTCGAAATGATGTAGTTCTGGAAGTCCGCATGATCACGGAATGCCTTGCTCACTCGATACCAATCTTCGGTTTCGACGAACTTCTTCTGACGATCTTGACGGGTTGAATCCATAACTGATCGGCGATCGGTCTCTGACCAATCTCTTGTCGCGATGATCGCCTCAGCATCTTCGTCGCTCAGCCATGTGATGTCGGCGTAGTGTTGAATCTTCACCGCCACATCGATCGCCGACCCATACGCCTGAGACAGCTTCGCCCAGGCCTCAGGTAGGACTTCGAATTCCATGCTGTGGAACTTGACCGCGCGATCGAGCAAACGGGCCGCGTCATCCCGGAACCGTTCGACCTCCATCGTTTGACGGTGCTGATAGTCGGCGAGAGATCGCTGGAATCGATCGTCGATCCACTTCGCCCCGAACCATTTGAAGAACTGGAAGGCGATCCCCACCAACACGGCGAGCGTAAGCCCGCCTAGCCCGAGGAGACCGACGATTCGGATAAGCGGGTCGAGACTGTTCATGCCTCAGCTTGTGGGTCCAGAGCCAACGGTGTTCAAGGCCGTCGAAAAGGTTAACGCGTGTCAGTCAACTACACTGGGAAGGTTAACACGGGAAACGTGTTAATACTCCCTTTACCAAGAGCGTTGAGCCGAATCAGAATTTGCTGTTGCGCGACGCCTAAGCATTGTGCATATACTGTGGCATTAACCACGTTGGAGCCCGCCAGCCAGTTCAGCCTTTGAATGCCCGGATCAACCCCATCGGTAGCAAAGCCATGCATATGCCACGGGATTACGACAGGTTTTTCAGAAAGGCAGGGCTCGATTACGTCGAGTCCAGCATCAGAGACGGCTCATTTACAGGGGAAACCTTAGCGCGCGCTGAGGTTTGGAGAGCGCATTACTTAGAACAACGCAAACGCCTGATCGAACGCTTGCTGTTCGCCGCCGCTACGGCGGGGCCTGCGGCCACGCTGATCACGCCGTTCGTTGATAGATAGGCGTCCAAAAGCCCCGGTCAACGATCGGGGCTTTTCTTCACTGAGGCGTGATGAACTCTCCCCACCGGAGCATCACCTCAACCTCTCGCGCTGGGTCGATCAACACGGTCAGGATCGGGAACCACCTTCCCTCAGCCCGGCCGATCCGTGTCTCAGCTATTTGGTGGAAGACCTGATTATCAGCCGCCCAGGCGATCCAGTCGAAGGGTGGGAGGTCATGAAAGGTCAGAACCTTCATGGCCTGGGCTTTCGGCGAGCCGCCCAGACGTTCTGATGGTGGTTGGGATCGATCGGATATCCATCGGCGTCAGCCATCGACGACCATCCACCTCGCTCCATCTGAGCCTTCGCCCCATCGTGATGAGGCTTGCACAGGCTCTGGAGATTGGTGGGATCGAAGAACAGGTCGCGATCACCACGGTGAGGAACGATGTGATCGACGACCGTGGCGAGCGTGATTCGACCCTGGGCTTCGCACATGCGACAGAGGGGGTTGGCCTTCAGGTGAGCCGGTCGAAGTCCCCGGCGCCACGCGCTCAGGCTGTAGAGGGCTCGCCATTCAGAGCGGCCGTCATACCTCCTCATCCGACTCCAGACTGACCGTGACCTTGGACACGACCAACCGCCCATCCCGGATCGAGATCATCTTCCCCTTCACGGCGCGGCTGACCGTTCCGTCCAGGTGGGTCAGTGTCAGGACGCCATCCTGATCAACGCGGGCGTCGATCGTCTTGGTGGCCGCGCTCCAAAGGGGTCTGAGGCTTTCCTTTCGACCCCTCCAGATGAAGCCCTTTCGGTTCACCGGTTTCACCGATCCTCCAGGCGGCTGACCGCCGCATCCGTCCGACGATGAGCCGCGTGAAGGTCGGTGATCGACTCTTCGATGACCGTGAGGGTGGTATCGATGCGAGAGACCGCCTCTTTGATTTTCGCTTCCAGGTCATCATGGGCCGACCACAGGATGGTGATGTCGGCGGCGGTAGCCTTCCTGGATTCCTTCTCCGCTTCGCGTTCCGCCCATCTCTGATGGATGGCGGCGAGGCATTCCGTGGGGCTCATTCGAATTTGCCCCTCAGAAGCCTCAGGAGCGGCCTGGACGGTCTTCTGGACCCTTGGGTCGTCTGGAAGCGAGTTGGGGCTGTAGGGTGCCTTAAAATCGACTCTAGAGGCAATGCTGTGAAGTAGTTTGGCGGTCTTTATTCTCAGGTATGCAAGTTGTGGGTAGAACATTGGGCTCCGTGGTTGTTCGTGTTACCCAATAGTTATCCCACATATAGACACATTAAGCCAGTATATAAATGCGGAATACACCCACAGTTGCGCCCATCTCCGCCCCATTTTCCCCAAGTCGGCGTGTGGATACACTAATACAGTAATACCTAATATTTACGTTTCAGGTTCGAACTAATTTTCTCATTAGATTTCATCTCCGCTAACTCGAATCTCTGTATAATTATAATATTCAATTTTTCAGTATTAGAATATTAATTACATATAAAACCCTTACCACCACTGACCAGAGGGTTAATACTGAAAATTATTTTGAATATTATTTCAGTATTATCAATATGCGGTCGGACCCCGTCGATGGCGATTCTGTCTGATCGAGCAACAAAAATATTGTGTCTGGAGTTAATGGTATGAGATCATCACTAAATAGAAACAGAACCTCGCCGGGTCGGACTGTATAGCAAGTTTCCTAGAGCGCGCATTCGCGCTTTAGAAGATGGGCTCCCGATCTTGACCCGGCAAAATGATTGATCGGGAGCCCATGAACCCTTTTGTAGTATCATTCTTTGATGATTGTCGGGATCGCAACCCAGACGAACTGGAGACGACTTGGCCTGATTTCGTAGAAGCTCTGGAATCGACGTGTCGGATTCCCGCTCATCGTGATGCCAAGATCGATCAGATGGCATTCACGCCATGCCGGTATCGGCCGGGAACGCGGCGCGGCAAGGCAAATGTGGAAACCGTCTACGCGATCACCGCCGATATCGACGACGGTGATGTCCTTCCGATGTCGGCGATGGTGTCGAAGCTCAACCAACTGAGCCTGTATTACGTCGTCCATTCGACCACGAAATCAACCCAGGATCAGAATCGCTACCGGGTCATCCTCCCCCTGGACGAACCCTTTCCGGCGGACGAGTTCCCTTCGCTGTTCGCGAGCTTTCGCCTTTCCCTGGACGGCCTTCCGGATCGCGCGTGTAGCGACGCCAGCCGCCTCAACATCGTCCCGCGCTTTTGGGTGGGATCGCCAGACGACTCGATCCTCATCTGGGATGACGCTGAAGCCCATCACGATTTCCAGGCGGAAGTGAATGGTCTCCCTTTGGACGCCAGACGGCTGATGACCGACTTCCCCGTCACCCCTGAAATCGAGAAGGCTGTTGAAGTTCGACCCCTCACCCCAACTGAACGTCAATCCATAGAGATCGAGCGCGACCGATTGGTCAGCCCGGCCATCGTGAAGAGCTACATGGAAGCCCCATCGCGTGGGGGCCGACTCTTTCGGTTTATGTCGGCCGTGGCCGTGCGCGCCATCTATGCCGATCAGCCGATCTCCGCCGCTGTTTTGGCTGATCTCGCCCTGGAGATGAACGCCAAAGGGCCATCGCCATCCCGGCGAACTGGGCTTCACCGGGAGGCTCAACGGGCCATCGACAACGCCGCTCGATATGTCGGCGCAAACCCGCCCAAACCCGCGACCTCAGCGCGCCTATCCGTGGCCGACGCCCTGAGGATCAAACGAACGCGCCACGCCAGAAAGTAAAATGGAGATCATCAAACTCGAACAACCCTCTTCCGTCGTTCTTTCCCAGGCCATCGCTCAGATGGACGCCGCGATCGCGGCCCTTATGAAATCGACCGATCCCGCCGATGCCCAGGAACTGGGCAAGCTTGCGACCCAGCGCGCCCAGGCCGTCAAGGCGATGAATAACGCCCAGAGGGCTGAAGCGCGTGACGCTGCCAAAGCCCGTGACGACGAATACTCAGACGAAGAAATCCGCGCGGCGATTGAGGAGGAAATCAGAGCTTTCCTTGCTCAGAATGACTACCGGTATGTGTTGGCCGACAACACGTTTTGGCTTCACCACGCCGGGTCATGGACTCCAGTGACTGAAGCCGCCCTGGGAAATCACGACACCCGGCTTCGCGATCGATCCTTCTATGAGGCCTTCATGAAAGTCCTGAAGGCGGATGGTCGATGGTTCCGCGCCCAGACGATGACCTTCGCTGATGTCGATCCCGACACGATGAACCGCCTGTGTTGGTCTTTCCTCCAGCCGCTCGCCGACCGCCCTCACCACTGGGTATTCGATGCCCTGATCGAATCCCTGACGGGAGGGAAGGCGGAGAACGTCGAACATCTAGAAAAGGTGATCGTCGCGAAGTGGCGCCGCCCTTCCAACTACCTCCTCCCGACGATCTCGATCTCTGACTCCGGTGGGACGGGGAAGAGCCTTTTCGCTGAGGTGGTCTTGCCCGCGATATTCGGCCGGAACCTCGTCGCTCCCAATTTGAGCATGGGTGACCTCACCGGTCAGTTCACCTCCCACGCGGTTGGGAAGGCGGTCCTTTTCGTCAACGAGTCCGTTCATGACCGTTACGACGACAACGCCCTGAAGCGCATCCTGGGATCGAAGACGACACGTCTGGAGCGCAAGGGCAAAGATGCCATTGAGGTCGATCACACCGCATTGGTTTTCGTGGTCGGAAACGGCGTCCAGGGCGCCGTCAGGTTGAGCGGGTCAGACATCGACCGACGCTTCAGCGTGATGACCAACAACCGACCCCTGAGGGAAGTCCTGGCTGATCGGATGGGAACGACCCCGGATCAGGCGAAGCGTTGGCTGGAGACGGAAGGTCAGGCCATCCTCAAAGACACCGACGAAGTCGCCCGATGGCTCCACACCATCTCAGAGCGTCATCCTGAGCAATACGTTCCGGCCCTTCATGGCGCCGACTACCACTCCATTCTGGGAACTCAGAAAGACCTTGGACTGGAGGTCATTGAAGCCTTCCTCAACGACCGCAAAATGGCTCCGTTGGGCTCCTATGTGAACCGGTCTCTCATCGCTGATGCCTATCTCGCTGAAGCCAAGCGTCAGGGGCTCAGAACGTCGTGGTCACGGAAAAGGTTTATCGCAACCCTGGAAGCCTGGGTGGCCAAGGAACCCGACCTCAGGGTCGTCAAGACGAATTGGCGCAAAGGCGGCCAATTGAGCACCGCCAACGTCGTCGCAAGGGGTCAGGTTTCCGGAACCCTCCAATGCAATGATGATCGGTGGCGATCTCACGATGAATTCGGTCGAGTCGAATGGGCGGTGGAACTCCCATGACCGATCGCGAACAAGCCTTCCTAGCCGTCTTGGCCCTGACGCCTCATCGGGAGTTGGTGGTCAGGCATACGACACAGATTACGGCCGACATCCCCACTGCTTATGAGGCTTATGACACCGTCCTCACAGAGTGCGGCGTCGGCTGGGTGGTCGAAGACCTCCACCGCTATCCCAGCGTTTTTGAGATCGTTCGTCCCCAACTGGAGAAGGTCGTCACCCAGTTTCCCAGCCTGAAGGCTGACTTCCTCAAAGCTTTGGCGGTCTGGGAGGCAAGCTGATGAAGTTCATCCCCATCCCGACTGATGTCTGCGATCGCGACGACCTGACATCTCAGTTTTTCAAGGCCGACCTCCGTGGCCTTCACGAAGTTATGGGCTGGGTTCTGGAAAACCTTCCAGAGAAAAAGTTCGACCTGTGGCTCGATAACTATTCCAACCTAGGCTTCGCTGAGTTCCACACACTGGACCATCGGGTCATGACGGCATTCCGGCTCAGATTCGCCGACGCCTGGGTCAGGGTGGTGGCCGATGATTGACGTCGCCGTTGTCATGATCAGGGACTCCGTTCTCATCACTAGGGATTGGATCACAAACGATGAGATGATCGAGGTCTTCGAACGGTTCGAACTGGATCGATGCCTCCCCCGCCATCCCAATCCCTATGGCCCGCCGGGTTGGCGGCTGGAGCCGCTACAGCCCGGTAGATTCACGCCCGCTCACATCGCGTTTGTGGGTTGCCGGTCGTTCGCGACCTTGGCTCAGGCCCTGGAGTTCAAGTTCACCAACGAAACCCCTGAGTTGAGCTTCGAGATATTCGAATGCCCTCACTCCACCGTGTAGGTGTCGTTGGTCATCAGTTCCCCCATTGAGAACGTCTCAACGGTGATCGTTGGGCCATCGACCGTGAATCGGATCGTGTCTTCGTCGCGCCAACGACCGGGCTGACCGTCTGTGATAGCACGCCATTCCGCCGTGCCTGAGCCGACCCGACACTCGTTGGTCCAGACCGTGCCGTCGTCGCGCCTGTAGCGGACGCGGTGGGTGAAGCCCTGGGATGAGATCACTTCGATGATCGCCGGATCACGGCCATTCAGGCTGGCGATGATGGCCCGGCAAACGCGGCCCTTGTCGGCATCGGAGAGGCTGACCGGCTGAGGCTCGACATCGCCCCGGATCGCGGCGGCCATCTCATTGGCTTCGTTGAGTTCCCTTGTGCTTTGGGTGAGGTCTCGTCCCGCCTGTTCGTAACCGTCGTCACAGGCGGCCACGACCATAAGCGCGCCGAGCGCGACAAGACGTTTCATGATTCTTCCCTCTCAAACCGGGTGCTTAGCCCGACAATCTGAGAGGGAAAAGGCAGACTCCACCGGCAACGCCACGTTTCATCGTTAGGTGACCACGGGGCAGCGAAAATGGCGGTGGACAGAACGGCGTTCACAACGCGAGAAATGCTGATGGTCATTTCCTGGACGATTGCCGCCCTCATCTCCACCGGAGCCCAGGCGGAGGAGCGTCCCTTCGGCCGCCCCGATCTCCTGAGGGCGATCCATGCCAACGCCTATCTGTCGCCTGGGATTTGTCCTGGCGCCGATCAGGTCGCCGTCCAGGTCTTCAACGTCAGCGACAACGATAGGACCGGGGTCATGCCGGTCGATTTCGGAGCGATCGAGATCATCCTTCACGGTCGATCATCCGACATCGACCGGCTGATGTCCGATGCCCCCCAGACCATTACCGGCAACCTGACGAGTGGCGAGGACTCGATCCGATGCGTGGAATCATCAGCCCGCCGCGCCGGAGCCACCCGCTTCACCGTGGAAATCGCTGGGGCGACCTTCAGACTTCGCGATTAGACGGCGGATCAAACGGATCGTCTTCATCCCCGCCCCATCGACCCCTGCCTGACCGTTCATCCAAGGCGTCACGCCTCGCCTTTATGAGCCCGGCGGCGATCGTGAGGAGCCCGATGATCCCGGACTCTGTGATTGAGATCGGTTCACCCGTGAGGGTCAGTCGGCCGATCAGGAGCCCGCCGACCAACATCGAACCCCAAACCATCACGCGGGTCTGACTGATCCGCCGGGGCTGACCGGCGGTGCGATCTTCCAGCACGGCGGCGAACTCCAGGGTGGCGATAACCGCCTTCCAAACCCGCCGGATCAGTTTCGTGAAAAGTTTTACGATTCCAGCCCAGGTCATCTCAGGCCCTATTTAGGGGCTGGGTTCACGCCTTCTGGACGGTCGGAATCGCAACCCATGCGACCGGCCTGAAGATTTCTTCTCAGACATTTTGACCCGCTGACCCCAAAGGCGTTGAGGCCAGCAAAGCCCGGCTACGCTTGGATTCCACGGTCACCGCTGACCCCTCATCTTCATATATTCGGTGAACGAAAATATTGCATAACATTTACTTGACAAATATTTTCAGTTGACGCAGCCGCGATCTATGGCATTTTGAATGCAAGAGCCGCCATGAGCTTACATTTACTTGACAAGGACTGACCATGAACCTCCAGCCGTTTGAATCTGTATTGGCTCGCAACCCGTTTGCTGACTCTGCCTTGATCGAAGAGGGCGCACGACAGTTCGAACGACTCCTGGAGGAGGTGCGGCGTGAAGAGGAAGCGGCGGCTGAGAAGGCTCGTCAGGAGGCCCGTGAGGCCTTCCTGAAGAGGCTGGGCTCAACCTCAACCTCACAGGTGACCAAGCCGGTGGCGAAGCCGAAGACCACCACCCGCGCTCAGCCTGACAATGTGATCAAGCTGAAGGCCCCAGCGGAATCGGTCGCTCCGGATCGAACTCTCCGGTGGACGAAGCGGAGCCAAGCGAAGGCTTCCGCCGCCTGGAAGGTCGCCTCCCGCGCCAAGCTGACCGGTCGAAACGCCGAACTCAAAGCGATCATCGCCACCGCTCAGACGGCGGATCGCGAGTCAGCATTTCAAGCCATGAATGAGGCCGTTCGGATCATCCGTTCGGCTGACTGGGATGTCGATGACCGCCTGATCGGCGTCGCCGCCGCCTGGGGTCAGCGGTTCCGCTCAGCGATGGCCGGGTGACGGCATGAAGTATCCGAAATGGGTTGAATGGAACGGTCAGGAGCGGATGAGGCTTTTGGTGCCCGACGTCGCCCATGACGATAACGACCACACACCTGACGTCCGTCTGGAAGTCTTCCTTCGCCTTCACGGCGTCCCTTTTATGAAGATCGCAAGCGGGCAAGAAAGTTTTCGCCCGGCGTTCCTTTTGGTGTTCGACCCGCATGGGGACGTCATGCGCCTTATCCGGAGGCAAGGCCCAAAGGCCTTCGCGGAGCACGATCGGGATTACTTATGGGAATACCTGGATGAATACGGCGATCGATATGTGATCGACAACCCAGCTTGACCCTTCACAACCCTCAAAAATGGCGCTCTATCTGAGCGTGTAGTAACGCCTGGGAGGCACAATGTCTAAGGTCACAGTTCACGCCGGGGATTGGGCGAAGGGCGGAAGCCACGCCTTTGACTTCGGCGTCTTCAGCCTCCGCCGTGAGGGGGCCTTCATGGCTGAGACCATCCATTCGAACCAACTGGAAGAGGTCGCCATTGCCTCCGAAGAGTCGGTCAAAAAGATCGGTGGGACGGTCGGCTGGGGGGCGGTGGGCGCCCTTGCTCTGGGGCCGGTCGGATTGCTCGCCGGGGTCATCCTGGGCGGCAACAAGAAAGAGGTCACCTTCGTCGCGAAGTTCAAAGACGGTCGGAAGATGCTCGCCACGACCGATTCCAAGGCCTTCACGAAGATGCAAGCGGCGGTCTTTTGACCGGCTTCAGCCGCATAGGCTGACGATGACGAACCGGCGGTGGGGATATCGGTCAGCTTGAGCCCAGGTCTCCTCACCGTCGAACTCCGGATATTCGCCGGGGTTAAGCCGGGCCAAGACGCCAAAGTCGCTCCCGCTTGATGTGACATTCACCCAGAGGGTTCGTCCGTCCTCATAGGATTCCAAGGCTCTGACACGGCGCAGATGAACGCGGCATCGAACGGGCTTGGGTCGGCGGGCCATCATCGTTCTCATCCAGGGCGCCGACCCACACCAATGAGAACGCAATAAGAACATCAGGACAAGGCGGGGCTCATCTCAGCTTGTTGATGAACCCGGCTAGGGTGGGGATCGCCCAGGTCAGCGAGGCGGCTCACAGGCGATCCCGTCGCCATCGCCATCCATACGCGACCGGTAGGAAGGATCGCTGATGCGGATGTTGTAGCGACCCGCCGCGTGAGCCTGATCGCAATTTCTGAAGTGCTGATCCGGCTGAGGAGAGAACATCCGCACAGGCTGAGCGGACTGAGCCGATGTGACGGGTTGGCCGTCGATCAGCCCTCTGACGTCGGCTTCCAACTGATCCCGACCGATGAATGCCAACCCGGCCATCACGGCGAGCGCGATCAGCGCACTACCCACGTCGTCTCTGAACCTTCTCCGGCGAGCCATGCCGGATGTTCCCCAGGCCCGGTTGAGAAACCCCTGAGGAGAAGCCTTAACAGGCGTCGGCCCCGGCGGGAGGTCCACCGGGGCCTGGGCATTCAGGGTCGTCACTCAGAACCGTCCTCAAAACGCCACCGATCAGCGTTGGTTCACGCCCGCCGCGACGAACCCATCGATCGTCCATTCGTCGCCTGACTGATCGTCTTCGATCCTGACCTCGCGTTCGCCCTCCCGCTCCCACGACCGGGCCAACGCCAGAGCCGCGTCAGCCGTCATCGGATAGGAGCGAGCGCGACCCAGGTTGTCGTGAAGATAGCTGACACGGAACTTCATTTGGGATCGACGAAGGTGGGGAAGTCGATGAGGTCCATGGCTTCCTTCAGCTTTGCGATATGGGCGCCACGGCCATAGCCGCGCGCGACCGCGTTCCCGCCTTTGTGACCGCTGATGAGGTCGTGGATTTCCTCTTTCGCCGGGCTGTTGCGGGCCGCGCCCTTCCAACTGTGCCTGAACGAATGGAAGACCTTTCGGGGATCATCGAACCCCTCGCCTTTCACGTCAGCGTTGGCCTCACACCACATCCCCCACCAACGGGTGAAATACCGACCGACCTTGTCGGTGTCAGGGTTCAACTCGGGGAAGATCATATCACGGGGTTTCAGGCCTCTGAGATGATCGAGAAAGCCGATCGCGATCAGTCGGTCGTGGATCGGAATCAGACGTTGGGCTGAGGAGTTCTTCACCCGCCTCGCGGCCCCTGCCTTGATCGGTCGCCCAGTGAGGTCGATGAGGTGAACGCCCTCTTCGACCTTGATCTCCTCACGGGTCAGGGTCGCCAACTCCTCCAGGCGGGCTCCCGTCCAGAGCGCGAGAATGGGGAGCCAAAACCGATGATCGCGCGTGACGATCGAGCCGGGCTCAACCCGATAGGCGCGATCGGACGACGCCCCCTGAAACATCGGCTTGGCGAAGATCGCCGCGATGTCGGCGCCGCTGTAGGGGGGCCGCTCTTCGGATTCCGCAGCGGACGGCTTTTTCATCGTCTTTGCCGCCGGGTTCTTCGCGATCAGGTCGCGATCGACGGCGAAGTCGAAGAGAGCCTTGAAGACCGTCGTCCAATTCCAAACGGTCTTGATGTGGAGCCGCTGATAGTCGCCCTCAGCCTGGAACCGGCGGATGACCTCATCGAACGGAACGTCATCCAGCGGTCGCTTCGTGACCGGCCAATCTCTGAGCGCGACCAAGAACCGATCCAAGTCTAGGGCCGTGATGTCGCTGATATCTGGGTCGCCCAGGAATTCGCTCAGGCGTTTCACATAGCCGCGTTGGCGGGGTTGGGTCGGCCGGGTTTGAGCCCAGAGGTCGAAGACAGCCAGAAGCTTCATCCCGCTCTTCGCTTGGGTGGGGGCGACCACCTGGGGAACGGTCGTCTCCTGACCTTCAGGCCACCCGTCGAAGCGATCGTGACGGAAGTCGTCGGTGAAGCGTTCGACATCCAGCCACGCGGATCGGAAAGCCTGAACCATCTGGGTCCGATCCAACACCGGATGATCGGGTGAGATGTTGACGCCTTGGCTCGTCAGGGCGGCGGCGAACCGTTGCCGGAAATCGTCCGGAAGGGGTTCGCGCGGGTTGTCCAGTCGGTAGCGAAGACGGCTGGCGTCCACCGCCTCCTGGGACTGACCCAGCGGTTTTAGGAAGCCATTCCAGGCCCTGTCATGGGCCGACTGGATGGAAGCGCGACGCCATTTCTCGATCGCGTTGAGAGCGGTCTGACGATCGATCAGAGGATGGGGCTGGAGGTCCAGGACCGGGGCTGGATCAGCCTGGAGGGCGCGGGTCGCGGCGATCTTTCGATCGATCTCTTCCAGGATCGGAATCGCCAGCCTTTGGGCTTCCCGTTTGTCCTTCGTGCCAAGACTGACGGTCACGAATTCCTTCACGCCGAAGGCTTCCAGACAGTCGGCTGGAATGCGCCGTCGCACCTTGTAGATGCCCGAATTTGGGGCGCGGATGACGTTCTCCATGAGGGCCATGTGTATCACCTATGTGCATCAGTGACACGGCCTCAAACCCTTATGGGGCCTGGAGTTTAGGTTTTATATGGGTTCGGCGAAGCGGTGGCTGGGGAACTAGGACTCGAACCTAGAATGACGGTACCAAAAACCGGAGTGTTACCATTACACCATTCCCCAGCAGGACCGGCGCAAACCCGGACCTGTCGGGCCGGGAGGGCGGTCAGATACGCCAAGGCCCGAGGGGATGCAACACCCGCTTTTCGGACATTTTTTCCGGACGCCAGAACGGCGCTTGCGGCCCTGTGACCCCGTCGCTATAAGCCCGCCTCCAAGTCGGAGTGTGGCTCAGTCTGGTAGAGCACTGCGTTCGGGACGCAGGGGTCGCAGGTTCGAATCCTGCCACTCCGACCATGGATTTACGACGGTTCCCGGCCGTCGATCCCGCACCTAGGTCGATCCGATTTCCTTGAGCCTGTGTCCGACGGTCTCGATCGTGCGATCACCGAGCGCGCGTCGCCGCGCCAGCAGTTCCGGTGAGCCGGCGTCATAGTCGGCCATCAGACGGCGAACGAACGAACCGTCCTGCACTTCTCGCAACACCTCGTCCATCGCTGCCCGCGACGCTTCGCCGATGACGCGCGGGCCGGTCAGATAGGCACCGTATTCGGCGGTGTTGGAGATCTTGGCGAAGGCCCCGGCGACGCCGCGTTCGAACATCAGGTCGGTGACCAGCTTGACCTCGTAGAAGCATTCGAACCAGGCGACCTCGGGCGGATAGCCGGCGTTGACCAGCTTCATAAAGGCCGCGTCGATCAGTTCGGCGACGCCGCCGCAGAGCACCACCTGCTCGCCGAACAAGTCGCTCTCGCATTCGGCGGCGAAGGTGGTTTCAAGGATGCCCTTGCGGCCACAGCCGAGCGCCGCCGCGTAGGAGAGGCCCAGTGCATGGGCACCGCCCGTCGCATCCTGATGGACCCCGAACAGGCAGAAGACCCCCTCCCCGGCCTCGAAGAGGTCGCGGATACGCGGGCCGATGCCCTTGGGAGAGGCGAGGATGACGTCCAGGTCGGGACGCGGGGTCACAAGGCCGAAGCGGACCGACAGGCCGTGGGCAAAAATCAAGGCCGCGCCTGGACGGATGTTCGGTTCGATCTCCCGGGTCCAGAGATCCCGGTGGGCTTCGTCGGAGACCATGACGGCGATGACGTCGGCACCGGCGGTTGCCTCACCCGCCGTCAGCACCGGAAAGCCATCGGCCTCGGCCCTGGCACGCGTGGCGGACGCGGACTTCAAGCCGACGACCACATCGGCGACGCCGGAGTCGCGCAGGTTCAGGGCATGGGTCCGGCCCTGACTGCCGTAGCCGATGACCGCGACGCGCTTGCCCCGGATGATCGACAGGTCACAGTCCTTGTCCTTGAAGACAGGCAGGGGGGCGGGCGATAGGGTCTGGCTCATGACCGCCCTTCTAACGCCATCAGACGTCGTCGGCTTCTGGAAAGCGGCCGGGCCCCCGTGTTGGTACAAGAAGTCCGACGCCTTCGACGCCGAGGTGCGGGAGGCGCTGGGTGAAGCGCATTTCGCCGCCGCGCGGCGCGAGCTGGACGGGTGGATGGAGACAGCGGACGGCGCGCTCGGCCTACTGATCCTGCTGGATCAGGTGCCGCGCAACATCTTCAGAGGCACGGCGCATCAGTTCGCCACGGACGCGCTGGCAAGGGTCTTCTGCAGGGACGGCATCGCCCGGGGATATCCGGCCGCGTTCGAGCCTGAGCTTCGGCAGTTCCTGCTGATGCCCCTGATGCATTCCGAGGCGCTGGCGGATCAGGACGCGCTGCTGCCTCTGGTGGCCGACATGCCGGAGACTTTGAAGTTCGCCCATGTCCACAGGGACATCATCGTGCGGTTCGGTCGTTTCCCGCATCGTAATGCCGCGCTGGGCCGCGAGACGACGGCCCAAGAGCAGGCGTTTCTGGATCAGGGCGGGTTCGGAGGCTGAGACGATTGGACTCGCGGACTACCGAGTCTCACGAGTCCAATTTCTTCGTTCTTACTTTAGCCTATGCCTATACCCGTCTGAATAAACGTATTGTTTTTGGTTCGGCGCGAGAGCGCGGCTTTGCACCTCCGCAGGTCGGGTCGCCCGGTGCGACAGCGTGGCTGCGCGTTCCTGTGTGCAACTGATTCGTCGGCCTGTCGGGTGTCGCGAATCACCGGCAAAGTGGACGGATGAACGCCATGGCCGCCCTCTCCGACCTTCAGGACCGCACCGGAGCGCAGTCGGCCGTCTCTACCGACCATCCCGAGTGGCAGTACCTGAACCTGCTGCGGGACATCCTGGACAACGGCGCACGGCGCGATGACCGGACCGGCACGGGAACGCTCGGCGTGTTTGGCCGCCAGATGCGGTTCGATCTGTCCCGGGGCTTCCCCCTTCTGACGACCAAGAAGCTGCACCTGCGCTCCATCATCGTGGAGCTGCTGTGGTTCCTGCGCGGCGAGACCAACATCCGCTGGCTGAAGGAAAACGGCGTCAGCATCTGGGACGAATGGGCCGACGTCGAGGGCGAGCTGGGGCCCGTCTATGGCAAGCAGTGGCGGTCGTGGGCCGCGCCGAACGGCCAGTCGATCGACCAGATCCAGCGTCTGGTCGAGGGCCTGAAGACCAACCCCAACAGCCGCCGCCACATCGTATCGGCCTGGAACCCCGCCGACATCGAGGACATGGCCCTGCCGCCCTGTCACTGCCTGTTCCAGTTCTTCGTCGCGGACGGGAAGCTGAGCTGCCAGCTGTATCAGCGCTCGGCCGATGTGTTCCTGGGCGTGCCGTTCAACATCGCCTCCTACGCCCTGCTGACGCACATGATGGCGCATGTGACGGGACTGAAGCCGGGTGAGTTCATCCACACCTTCGGCGACGCCCACCTGTATCTGAACCACGTCGAGCAGGCCCAGCTGCAGCTGACCCGCCAGCCGCTGCCACTGCCAACCATCACGATCGCGCCGCGCGATGACCTGTTCGCCTTCGAGCGCGAGGATTTCGTGCTCAGCGGCTATGAAGCCCATCCGCACATCAAGGCGGCGGTCGCGGTCTAGGATGGCGCTGCCCCACATCGCCATCGTCGTCGCGCGCGGGCGCAATGGCGTGATCGGTCGGGATGGCGATCTGCCATGGCGGCTGCGGTCGGACCTGCAGCGGTTCAAGGCCATCACGCTGGGCAAGCCCTGCATCATGGGTCGCAAGACGTGGGAGAGCCTGCCGCTCAAGCCCCTGCCCAGCCGACTGAACCTGGTGCTGTCGAAGGACGAATCGTTCGAGCCGACCGGGGCCGTAGCCGTGACCCGGTTCGACGAGGCGCTGGAGATCGCGCGTGAACAGGCGCTGGACGACGGCGTCGACGAGATCTGCGTGATCGGCGGCTTCGCCCTGTTCGAGCTGGCCTTGCCCCGCGCGCGCCGACTGTACATCACCGAGGTCGAGGCCGAACCGGAAGGCGACGCCTGGTTTCCGGCCCTTGACGAAAGCCTCTTTGCCGAGACAGCCAACGAACGCCATGATGCGGGCGAGAAGGACGATCATCCTTTCGTCTTCCGCGTCCTTGAACGCCGCTGAGATCAGGAGCCCTCCCCATGCTGACCTCCACCACCAACGACATCCACGGTCACCGCATCGTGCGCCACATCGGCGTGGTGCGCGGCGTCACCGTGCGGTCCAGGAACCTGGTGTCCGACGCCATCGGCGGCGTGCAGTCCATGCTGGGCGGCCGCGTCGGGGCCTATGTGAAGTTGGCCGAGGCTGGCCGCCAGGAAGCCTTCGACCTGCTGCTGGAACACGCCCGCGCTGCCGGGGGTAACGCCCTGCTGGCGGTCCGGTACGAGTCCAACGAGATCATGCCGGGCGTGACCGAAGTTCTCGCCTACGGGACGGCCGTGGTGGTCGAGCAGGGCTAA